CGGATCGAGAGCTACTTAACTCTTATGCCCCACTGTCAGTTGGTGATTTCCCTGCAAAGGGTGCAGAGTTCTTGGCCACAATAGACAACCCAATCCCACAGTGCAAATTTTGCCCTACCAAGAACGAATTCAAAAAAATTATATCCATCAGAAAAGGTCTTGAATAAACGATAAATATTCAAGCACACCAGAAGTCATTGATCTTTACTAAAAAAGATAGTACAATATTAAGAGAGATACACATGGCATATAGCACACAAGTAGTAGACCATTATGAAAACCCACGCAATGTGGGCACCTTCGCCAAGGACGAACAAGGCGTAGGTACTGGCATGGTTGGTGCGCCAGCCTGCGGTGATGTGATGAAGTTACAAATAAAAGTACAAGATGGAGTAATCACAGATGCAAGATTTAAAACATATGGTTGTGGCAGTGCGATTGCGTCAAGTTCGCTTGTTACTGAATGGGTCAAAGGACGGACACTTGACGAAGCGGCAGCGATTAAAAATAGCACTATTGCTGATGCACTTGCCCTTCCCCCTGTTAAAATTCACTGTTCAATACTTGCAGAAGATGCAATCAAAGCGGCGGTTGAGGACTATAGAAAAAACCACGCATGATATCAGTCACTGACGCAGCCGCACACAAAATTAAAACTGCAATAACCAGACGTGGATCAGGACTAGGTATACAAGTTGGCGTTCGAACTACTGGTTGCTCGGGACTTGCTTATGTGTTAGAATATGTAGACAATCCCAACTTACCGTCAGTACATCATTATGACAGTAATGGTGTGAAAGTTTTTATAGACCCCAAAAATATCCCATACCTTCAAGGCATGATTATTGACTTTGTGCGTAACGGCCTTAATGAAGGATTTGAATTTCGCAACCCTAATGAACGTGACCGTTGCGGTTGCGGAGAAAGTTTTAGAATTTAATGATAACTCCACGGTACAATTATACACCCCTTGATCGTGCCACAATTGAAGGCAAGCGCCATTACTGTTTGCCCGATGGTACCAAGGTGCCCAGCGTTACTACCATTCTAGATCGCACAAAACCCGAAGAAAAACGCCTGGCTCTTGCTAACTGGAAAAAGCGAGTAGGCGAAACCAAGGCACAAGAAATTGTCACTGAAGCTGCCAATCGTGGCACACGCATGCACTCTTATTTAGAGCATTATGTTCTAACTGAAGAAATGAAGCCCTTGCCCGGAAACCCTTTTGCACACCCCTCATGGTTCATGGCTGCTCAGGTTATCCTTGAGGGACTAGCAAACGTTGACGAATATTGGGGAACTGAAGTCCCTGTTTATTATTCGGGATTGTATGCAGGCACAACAGATCTTGTGGGTGTATGGAAGGGTAGACCTGCCATCATGGATTTTAAACAAACCAACAAACCCAAAAAGCTTGAGTGGATTGAGGACTATTTTCTACAACTTGCAGCCTATGCAGCCGCACACAATGACATGCATGGCACCGATATCAAGGATGGCGTTATTTTAATGTGCGTACAGCCCAAACAGCTGGGAGATGGCACATACGATACACCACAGTATCAAGAATTTGAAGTAACAGAAACTGAATTTTCACACTGGAATGATCAGTGGTTGCGCAGAGTGGAAATGTACTACTCGGCCAACTAAATACTGAAACAACCGAGGAATTCCAAGTGGCTATAGTACAAGTATCCAGAATAACCAACCGTAAAGGTTTACAAGAAAACCTACCACAACTAGCTGGTGCAGAACTGGGCTGGGCAGTAGACAGTCAACGACTCTATATCGGCAACGGCACTTTGCAAGAAGGTGCCCCTGTTGTTGGCAATACCGAGATACTGACTGAAAATTCAGACATCGTGGTGTTGAGCAATTACACCTACGAAGATACTGTGGTAGGGTATGCGGCACAAACCGGACCAACTGCAACTGATCCGGTTATTCGCACCTTGCAGGCCAAGCTAGATGATCAGGCATCAATTCGAGATTTTGGCGCAGCCGGCGATGGAGTCACTGATGATACAGCCGCAATCAATCGTGCTCTGTATCAATTGTATTGCCGCGAAAACAACTCAGAAATTCGTAGAAGCTTGTTTTTTCCTGCTGGCACTTATCTTGTTACTGATACCATTGTTATCCCTACCTATGCTAAACTCGTAGGCGAAGGTGCAAACCACTCTACTATTTACATGAGTGGGGGATCGGCGTCAGTACTTGCCCAATACGGCGATAGCCGCCAACAAACAGGCGTAAACATTGGCACCAACGGTGCTACTGCTCCTAGAAATATTGAAATTTCTAGCATGACTTTTCAGTCAGACGATGATATAAGTTTATTTCTTGTAGACCGTGCTCAGCAATGTTGGTTCCACAGTGTGAATTTCGTTGGATCAATCACATCAACTCGTCTTGAAAATGCCGATGTAACCCCGTTGCCAGACATTGCCGCAGTGGGTTTTGAAAGTACTCCCACTCTTGTCACACAAGATATAACATTTGATTGTTGTTCTTTTGAAAATATCACTTATGGTATTGCCACTGGGGCAGAAATAATGGGTATCACTGTTAGTAACAGCAACTTTAATTATTTGTATCAAGGTATTGTACTCGGTGTTGCATCAGGCACTGGTCCTACTGGATTCCGTGCGGTACATAACATGTTCAATAACATATATGCCGAAGCTATTGATTACGGTGAAGCTGGACTTAATGTATCAGCTTACAATGTATTTTATAATGTAGGCTACAATATTTCAACAGGCACACCACTAAGCCCGGTAATTTCATTTGGAAATGACAACAACGTATCTGTAAATGACTTGTTTGAAAGATCCGATGGTGATGCTTATATTATGCCTCGTGTTCGAATACTATCTAGTGCGGTAACGTCTGGTGGTGTGCAATCACAAATGGGTAGACTGTTTCAAAGCACCGGACAGACATTTACTTTACAAGACAACCGATCATCTTACTTGCCTATTTTTTATGTCAATAACGATGATGTAAAAGCATTTCAAATGTTTTACACCATCACTCGAGGCCCTGCTGTGCGTAACGGCGTTATGACAGTGGTATCTGGCCCTGCAGACAGCGTTGGTGATTTAGCAACGTCGGATGACTATACTGAAAATACTTTTACTGGAGTAGTGTTACATGTGACACAATCAGGATCACAGGTACAAATGCAGTACTCCACATCTTCAACCGGCCTGTCCGGCACTTTAACCTATTCAATCACACACCTAGCCTAATGTGGCCTATTACCTTTGAAGAACGCCTACAACAGTGGCACGCCTTGCGTGTTTCTGTGACTGAATTGTCAGGACATGACCGATACCTGGCCATTAACGATTGGTGGTTCCGTGCACCCATGATAAACCATTATTTGCACTGGGACGATTTCCCTAATTGGCCTAACCCCTGGGACTTGTTGGACAATAACAGCTGGTGCGACCTTGCAAGAGCACTAGGAATAGTGTATACTTTAATGATGGTAGACAATAGCTATCAAGATCGACTCAGTATTGTCCAGTACAACAATGACAATTTAGTCCTAGTGGACAATGGGAAATATATACTGAATTGGTGCCCACGTGAGCTATTAAATATCGATTCAGAACATTTTAAAACATCACAGCGGCTTGACTGTGAAAAATTATACTTTTTAATAAACTAGACAATGACACAAATCCACGTACTAAAGCGGGGCGGCAATCGTGAGCCGCTAGACATAGAAAAACTACATCAAGTAGTGTTCTGGGCAACAGAGGGTATCACAGGAGTTTCAGCAAGCGAAGTAGAAATCAAAAGCCACTTACAGTTTTTTAATGGAATACCTACATCCAGTATCCAAGAAACTCTGATCAAGAGTGCGGCTGATTTAATTTCAGAAGAAACTCCCAATTACCAGTACGTAGCTGGTAGATTGATTTGCTATCACTTGCGTAAACAAGTGTATGGATCATTCCAGCCTTGCCACATAAAGGAACTGGTTGATCGCAATGTTGCTAGTGGGTTTTATGACAAAGAGCTGTTGGACACTTATAGCGCAGAAGAGTGGGATCGTATTAATGGATTTGTTCGGCACGATCGAGATGAACAGTTGACCTATGCTGCCATGGAACAGTTCCGAGGCAAATACCTTGTGCAGAATCGTGTGACAAAACAAATATTTGAAACACCGCAAGTGGCTTATGCATTGATTGCAGCCACGCTGTTTGGTAAGTACCCCAAGAACACACGCATGACCTGGATTCGTGATTACTACGATGCTATCTCTACTCATCAGATCAGTTTGCCTACTCCTGTCATGGCTGGCGTGCGCACGCCACAACGCCAATTCTCCAGTTGTGTTTTGATCGAAACAGGCGACAGCCTTGACAGTATCAATGCCACAACATCTAGCATTGTGAAGTACGTGAGTCAAAAGGCCGGCATTGGTATTGGTGCCGCACGTATTCGTGCAATTGGTTCACCTATTCGATCAGGTGATGCTTACCACACAGGCGTTATTCCGTTCTACAAAATGTTCCAGGCAGCCACACGCTCATGCTCGCAAGGCGGTGTTCGTAATGGCGCCGCAACATTGTACTATCCTCTATGGCATCTTGAAGTTGAAGATCTTCTAGTGTTAAAGAACAACAAAGGCACAGAAGACAATCGTGTACGCCAAATGGACTATGGTGTGCAGTTCAACAAAGTCATGTATGAACGACTATTGACCAATGGTGATATCACTTTGTTCTCACCACACGATGTTCCTGAAATGTTTGATGCGTTTTATACAGATGTGGAAAAGTTCCGTGAACTGTACGAACGAGCCGAACGCAATACCAAGCTTCGCAAGAAAACAATAGCAGCCGTGGAGTTGTTCTCTCGCTTCATGCAAGAACGCAAAGACACTGGTCGTATCTATTTGCAAAATGTAGACCATGCCAACAGTCACGGTAGCTTCAAGCCTGAGCTTGCGCCAATCCGACAAAGCAACTTGTGCAGTGAAATTGACTTGCCCACTAAACCACTCAACGATATCAACGACCCCGAGGGCGAGATTGCATTGTGCACATTAAGTGCACTGAACTGGGGATCGTTCCGTGACCCCGAGGACATGGAAAAGGCTTGTACATTGGCGGTGCGTGGACTAGATGCATTACTAACCTATCAAAATTATCCCATCTTGGCTGCACAATTGGCCACAGAGAATCGCCGTCCACTAGGTGTTGGCATTATCAATCTTGCCTACTGGTTAGCCAAGAATGATGTTAGCTATAGCGACCCTGCCGCACTGGCGCTGGTTGATAAATGGGCACAGCATTGGAGTTACTACTTGATCAAGGCCTCAGCAGATCTTGCGCAAGAATTCGGCGCTTGCCCTAAATCAAATGAAACCAAATATCATGATGGAGTGTTACCAGTAGACACTTACAAACGTGAAGTAGACGAACTTGTGCCACACGTTGATGCAGTGGACTGGACGAGCCTGCGTGAACAACTCAAGCGCACTGGTATTCGTAATTCAACCTTGATGGCTTTGATGCCAGCAGAGACCAGCGCACAAATTTCAAATGCCACAAACGGCATTGAGCCTCCACGTAGCTATGTTTCAATCAAGCAAAGCAAAGACGGTGTACTCAAACAAGTTGTTCCAGAATACCGTCGTTTAAAGAACAAATACGAGTTGTTATGGGATCAAAAATCTCCCGAAGGCTATTTAAAAATCTGTGCAGTTCTGCAAAAATATATTGATCAAGGCATCAGCGTAAACACCAGCTACAATCCTCAACATTATGAAGATGAAAAGATTCCACTGAGTGATATGTTAAAACACCTTGTGATGTTTTATAAGTATGGTGGCAAACAGCTATACTACTTTAACACATATGATGGATCAGGTGAGATTGACCTTGATCGACTAAATCAAAAACAGGTACTAACTGAATCGGTTAATATTGCAGTACAAGACGATGCCGAGTGCGATAGTTGCACAATATAATAGGATAACATGAGCGTTTTAAATTTAAAAAAGGATCGTGACCATACACGAAGCCTAGCCTTCCTTGACCCCGAAGGCGGCATTGGTATGCAACGATTTGATACATTGAAGTATCGACAGTTTGACAAACTCACTGACAAACAACTGGGATTCTTTTGGCGCCCGGAAGAAGTTGATGTGCTACGTGATGCCAAGGACTTTAAAGATCTTACTGAATATGAACAGCATATCTTTACCAGTAATTTGAAAAGACAAATTTTGCTGGACTCAGTACAAGGTCGCAGTCCAAGTCTTGGTTTCTTGCCATTAACCACATTGCCTGAATTAGAAACATGGATTACCACGTGGACATTTAACGAAACAGTTCATAGTCGTAGTTACACGCACCTTATTCGTAACGTATACTCGGACCCCGGCCGGGTATTTGATGAAATGTTAGACATTGCTGAGATTGTAGACTGTGCTCACAACATCACCAGGTATTATGATGACTTGATAGAATACAGCTTGTGGTACCAAACACTGGGTGTAGGAAATCATGTTGTAAATGGCAAAGACATCACAGTTGATGAATATGAACTCAAACGCAGAATTTGGTTAGCCATAGCCAGCGTCAACGTGCTTGAGGGTATTCGATTCTATGTAAGCTTTGCGTGTTCGTGGGCGTTTGCTGAACTTAAAAAGATGGAAGGCAATGCCAAAATCATCAAGTTCATTGCCCGAGATGAAAACGTACACTTGGCATCCACCCAGCAGTTGTTAAAGATATTGCCAGGGGATGATCCTGACTTTGCTCGAATCCGTGAAGAAACACAAAGTGAAATGGTCGCCATGTATGAGTCTGCAATCCAACAAGAAAAGAACTGGGCTAAATTTTTGTTCAAAGACGGTAGCATGATTGGACTCAACGAACATTTGTTGTGCGAATATGTGGACTGGATTGGTCACAAACGCATGACTGCTGTGGGGCTACCGACGCAAAGCAAAGGCGGCAGCAATCCCTTACCTTGGACTGCTAAATGGATTGCTGGCTCAGAAGTACAAGTAGCACCGCAAGAAACTGAAATCACATCTTATGTTATTGGTGGCACCAAACAAGATGTAGATTCAACAACATTATCGGGACTGAGTCTTTGACATGAGAGTTAGTGAGTCTGTTACCTACCATAGTAAATCTGATGATCGAGAACTAGTTCTTGAGCAAGATGTTCCTACCCTGGTTGCCTGGGTCAGCACGTTGAGTGCAGAGGAACAACAAGAGTTTATTGCCGCTAAAATCCGTCAGGAACAGCATCGCCGAAAAGTTATAGAATCTGGTAAAATGACCATGATCAACTATTCTTATGTGTGGAAAGATCAAGATAGCGCAGAGCAGAATAAAACTGCCGACCCAACATGGGTGCGGTATTTTTATAGATGGCTAGACAGCCATGATATGTATATTACAAGAAGGATGGATCCCGTATGAAACTCACAGTATATTCAAAAACAGTTTGCCCTTATTGTGTACAGGCAAAGAACTATCTCAAAAACAACAAGATTGAGTTTGAAGAAATCAACATCGAAGATGCACCCCAAGCTCGTGAATACATTATGCAAGCTGGACATCGCACAGTACCACAGATTTACTACAACGGCAAGTTATTTGTTGAAGGTGGCTGGCAAGGTTTAAGTAAACTCAGCGGAGAAGACATCATGCGAGAAATTGAACTTCGCAATGAAATCTCCAATTCCAATACACCCTTTTAAACTAAAGAAACTCAAATGAACATCGAAATTAACGAAATTTACAGTATCAAACTCAACACCGGCGAAGAAGTTGTAGCACGTATTGCCGCACTCAACGCTGATCACATGATTATTGAACATCCCATCCTTACTGTGATCAGTCCACAGGGTTTGCAAATGATGCCAGGGTTGTTTTCGGCAAATATGGACAAAAAAGTGCGACTAAATAATAACAGTTGGGCCATGATTGCCGAAGCTCGCGAAGATGTTCGCAACAGCTGGATTCAAGCCACTACTGGTATTGCACCAGTTAGCAAGCAGATTATTACAGGATAAAAGTCAATATGCCACAAGTATGCAGAGTAGGTGACCAAAACAACGGCAAAGGCATCATACTGGGTGGCGTAGGGTCAGTGCAAGTAAATGGACGCCCTGTTGCTGTAGTCGGTGACAAGATTACCCCGCATCCAAAAGGTGCTATACATGCCAAGGCCACTGTACAACAAGGCAGCGGTACAGTTTATGCTGGCGGAAAGCCTGTTACGTATGTGGGAGCCAAGGATCTCTGCAAGCATACTCATTCCACAGGTAGTGGTGATGTTTACGTGGGTACTTGATTGTGGGGCAGTTATCTAGTGTAATGTCCATTGCCGGGGCTGGGCTGTTACCAAATCCCCCCGGTGATGTCGGTACTGCTATAGTAGCCAATACCGCGGCAGTTGATCGTTACAGTGGGTTGCCTTTCGTTTCAAATGTAATAACAGTTGTCAATTCTGCTGTTATTGAAGCGGCAGCCAACAACATTTCTTCTTCTACTTTGTCTGGCATTATCACACTGGGTGCTAGTAATTTTCCTGCCTTGACAGATACCATAACCCCGGGTAACGTAATAGCCAATATCTTGGTCAGCGGCACACCGGCCAATATTGCGGCCAACATTTATCTAGTTTCGGATGCAATCAAATATGACATATCTGAGATAATGGGCAATGGTGACCTGACAAAGTTTTGTCAAGTGTTCCAGTCAGCTGATGGATATGTAGCACAGGCCAATCAACTGTTGAATTCTGTAAAGAATGCTGATATCCTAGCACAAACATTTGATCCTGCTACTGGTGGAATGGACACACTCAGCACTGGTGGAATAAATCAAGTTACTAATAATTCGTCTGTGCTTGGCGCAGATTTTGCCAACCTAGGACAGTTGATTTCATTAGCTAACCTCGATGATCTTGGGCTACCCGGTGAACTAATAGCACAAATAGGTCGAGTAACCAATGGCGGGTTACCCGCTATAAGTGAGTTGTTACAAGCGGCTGGAATACCAAATACAAAAATTAGTTCATTAAGTAAAGGTGTAGATGATTTATCATCTCAAGAAGAAAAAGCCGCTTATGCAGTGTTAACCGCAGTGACTGGTGACTTGTTGACGCAGGCATTGACTGTTTTGGGAGTTACTGTTACTGGCATAACCAATCTAGGTCAGTTGCTGAATCCTAAACAGATATTGCCAACAGCATATAAAACATTGCTCTGTCCTACCACAACCAATTTAGCCCCGGTGTACCTGTCAAATGGAGCCATTAACACAGCTCTTGAGCCAGTGTTGAGCAACCCATCTGTTGCGGCTTATACTGGACCTAATAACACCAATAGTTTGTCCACACTAAAGTTGATAATACCACCAGACCAAGCAGTGGCCAACAAAGCCCTGGCACGTGGATTGCAACAGATCAAACGCATTGCCAATACCACACTGCCAGCATTGAGTGCGGCCATGAGAGTCACACAAAGTATTGGCAACCTTTCGGCTATTGCAAATCTTGTTACTCCTGTTCCCGCAAGCGTTAAAACTTTTTATCAATCTCAATTGGGAGAAGGTAGCGGACCAAATGGTACAATATTGTTGGTAGATATAATTGGCGCTGGCACTGGATACATTCTAAACGGTAAT